CGGCGACGTGCCTGTCGCTGGAGAGGGTAAGCTGAAGCGGGAATTACCCGGGCCCGATTAGGCCCGGTCGGTGGTAATGGAGGCGCCTGTCTTCCTCCTTCAGCTTTTGGATTGCCGCGTGCTGCTCTATTGGCTTTAGCAGCAACTGACGCAGCAACGGCTGCCCCCTTCAGACCTAACCCGATACCTGGATGAATCAACGTGGCAACGGAACCTCCAATTCCGAGCACACTGGCGATGATGTCCATCACCTGATCAAACCAAGCACCAAGGGCGTTGTCCCCAACGTGAACTCCGCTGGGCAACTCATTCAGGCACCGACTGTAGATTTCCAGTGCAAGAGGGTCATAAGGGGCACTCTTATGCGCGAGGGACACAAGGGTAGTGTCCGTGGCAGTGGGTACTCTCTCCAAAAAGTACCTGACATTAACGGTTAGAGTGGTTGAACCGCTGAGGCCTGTAAAGATGGCCCCATTTATGTCAAAAGGGAGTAAGTGTGCATCAATTGCATAGGTGACTGAATCATGAGACCATCCCAAGCGTGTACCTGCCAAAAGGTTGGCTTGAGTGGGATTTTGAATCATGCAAACAGTTCCAGGAGCAGGGAGCACCATCGGATTGGTGGTGGTGTGCAGCGAACTTACAGAATAAACGCCAAACTCGGCGGCCCAGGTTCGTGAATTTGGGAAAGTTGTCGCGAAACTCGAAGTTCCAGGCGGTAACAAACCATAATCACAAGTCCAGCCGTTGCCACCAAAATCTTCAATGATTCCAGTGGTATTTCCAAGTGGGGCGCGATAAGTGACCACTGATCCTTGCTTATTAAGGACAGCAGTGGTGTTATGAACCTCAAAAGCCGCTCCAGTTAGACGCCACAAATTGTATTGTGTGTCTTGGGGCAGGCAAATTCCTTCATAACTGGTAAAAGTTCCAGTCGTCCAATCAACTCCGGCAGGCACTGTTAGGGCATTGAACCCAGGGAACAATGGTGCAGGGCTTTGAGCCGTCACAACCCCAAATGGGTCCACTATCACTCGTGAGAGATTGTGGATAGTCGCATTGACTGGGGAGTAGGGAGAGCTGAAGGGTGCGAGAAATATGTGTGCGTCCCAGAGAAGGTCTGGGGTGAGGGGCGTTGGGGTAGAGAGCGAAACTGTCCGGTTGACTGTTTGGGTCAGCGTACGTGCAGTCGCGACATCTGGGAAGGCCGGTGCGTCCACTTCGCGATCGAAGTAAGGATCTAGTGCGCACATTAGCCACTCCAACCCGGTTGAGGTCAGAGCTTTCTGGGTTACAAGGGATTGTAGTAACCGACTTGTTCGTGAGGACAGGCGGTTCATTGCTAAACATATGTTTAAAGAGGGTCTCAGAGCCCCCACATATCGATTCCAAAACAAATGGAAACCGACAGCGGCGGCTGGATGAATCCGGCGTAGCACAGCGGCCGCAACGTGGGGGATCAGGTGAGCCGGATCTCGATGCGCAACCGCTTCTAAACATGCAACAATGGGTGCTGTGACTGGGAACAAATTAAATGCTAATTCTTCACAGAGAACTTTAATCCACCAACTCGAATCGTGCTTTGCTGGTGACTCGACCACCAGGTCAAAGGACGGTAACTGATTCGGATCAATAGATATGGGTTCGAAGTACTTAATCAAAGGGCTGTGGGACATGCCCAAATCAATGCAGATGACTTTATTCCACCCTGGGTGGACTAAGCCATACGGCAGACTTGTAGCAGCAAAGATTTCAGTACGCATCTCAAGGATGTCTTCCTGACGGAGGTCATAGAGGTAACAAAACTGCTCTATTAATTCGTCCGTATTCCACTGAACTGGGTTCCGCAATCGACCAAGTTTAAACTCCTCTTTTTCAAAGAAGGGGTCTTTTTCATCAACGTCCACCCAATCAAGAATCTCCAAAGTGCGCTCAATGAGGTCACCCAGAAGGGGGACTCCAATGAGATGACGGAGCCCATAGGCAACCGTCTTAGCATGATGTAAAGGGGATTTTATCTTGTTAGGATGGCATGAGTAAAACAACTTGGACGCGGTTCGGCCCATTTTGGGAACAGGGACTAGGTCTCCATTATTTTGCATGAGGCGGGTTGACAAGAACTCACTGGCAAAACTATGTTCAGTAATTTGCCAAGACAAGTCAATACCGCGATCAAGCATGTGTCGGGAAAATTGTGTTCGAAAATCGAGAGGGTCCTGCTCTCGTGAAAGGACGATGAGGTTGTCATCACTTTTATTGAACACATGCCACCAACCAGGATAGGAAAAATCCATAACTGATTGTTTAAACACCATTATGTGGTTCAAAGTGGTGTCTTGGCGGCCAGTCGCGAAGCCATCTTTGTTGAAACCTTTAAGCCCAGTTTTAGTTGAAAACTTGAGAGTAAGGGTGTGTTGAGCCCACTCTCGGGCATCAACTGCAAAGTTATTAGCTTCATACAAGCGAGCATGGCGTTCTTTCCAAGCATATGAAATGGAAGCATCCATGGTTTTACCATCGACGCTCAACCACCATACACTACGCCCGCCGACGACAGTCATCACGTGTTGACCCAATTGAATAGCAGACATTGAATAAATGACTGAAAAATTGGGATCGCGTGAGGTGTCACCGACAGGAGTTTCAAGTGCACAGGAAAGCGAGTGTGCATCGGGACCTAATGAAAGGTTTCCAATGGGGGAGCTAGTGAGAATAGCCCTCGGCCGCAATATGGCAAGTTCAGGGAGCATTACATGATGCTTCATAGCGTTTTCGCGCTTAACGAAAAGCTCGTGACGGCAACTCTTGTCGTCCACAGGGCTCTCGCTAACACCGCGAAGGTACGTATTAAGCTTCTTAGGTTGGACATGCTTAGCCCAAATGTCATACGCGAATTCCCTCTCTCGAAGAGATGGAACCCAGTTGAAATCATTCAATTTGAGGCGCTCTTCGACCTCTTTGGTGATGCGAGGTGTGGCCACGGTTACACGTTGGACGGCTGCAGCATACTCATTATGAGAGCAAGAGCCGCAGACCATAGGAGTCCAACCAACCATGTGAAAACCACACAGGACATTGCCAAATTTGGGTTTGTGTTCATGAAATCGGGTCTTACAATAAGCCGAAGGATTTTGTTCAGGAACTTTAGGTTTACTTCCAGCACACCAAGCGGGGTAGATGACAGGATCACTAGGACCACCGTCAGCCGGGCCTTGAGCAGGATGGTACTCCGACAATTCTTCACGTTTCAAAGATTGATAAGCCAGGACTAGTTCTTTCTGCCTGGGAATCGCTTTGTTGATCCATGATTTGACGGTGTCCCACAAGCTCATGTGGGTGGGGGGGCGGTTGTACGCCTTATAAACTGTAAAGACTGTTTGGAACACAGACCGAATGGCACCAGCCAATTTAGGGAAATGAATTTGAACAGTCATCCAGCAACCAGTGGTCATAAAGAAATACCAACCAATCTGGCGGAGTCGACTTTGTTTCAATTTAGGATCATTGCGTTTGGCAAGCAAGAGCAAAACAGAGAGCGGATAAGTACAAGCCTGGAGCATAACAGGACCAGGAGTATATCGCTCATCGAGATATTGCTGAGGCAAGTCGTTAAAAACTGCAAAATCTAACATTTCACGTCCAAAACTAGGTAAAACTTTCGTACCCATTTCTTTGATGGAGCCACAAAAGAGCCACAATAAGGAGCTCAGGGGCCCAAATAACAAAAAGATGTTCATGGGTTTGGACTTGGCGGTGAGATACTTGAGTGCATTAGAAATGAATAATGGAATGCAAGCTCCAAGTAACACAAGAGCAGCAAAGGGGTGGTCAGCGTAAACGCGTCGCAGCCAAGCCAAAAAGTTGGGCCCAGGCAAAGGGTTCGTAAAGAACTCATTGGTGCGCTCAACTTGAGCTTGGTTGGTCTCGAGTAGGCCACGGGCGCATTCAGCGTCCGCACCAACAGCGAGCCAGGCTTGGATGGTAATAAAGATTGCATTGTTACCAATAGCAAACTTATGCTCATCAACCATGCGGTTACAGTAACTAACCCCCATGTTGAGGTTAATGCTAGTTAAACGTCTAGTCGAAACCCATCGAATCATCATCTGAAACAATCGCATGTCGATGCGAATGGCAGGATGTGATCTCACACAAAAGAACCAACCAGTCACATGCGTGGGGTGGTCCAAATTGGCGAAGTTTTCGGCTAGCCGGTCAAACAATTGTTGATACTCGGAGATGCCAATAGTGGATTTCAACCCTAAAACTGAAGGGCGAAACAAAACAGTATGGCTTCCGTGGCGGGTCATGGTTGCACACGACGCAAAGGCAGAATGGCCCTTAGCGACATAATTGCATTCCCAGATCCAAGACATGGTATCATGAGTGTAACGTGACGAGCCAGTTGGGCTGCACATTGTAACTTTGTTGTTGACTACGGTGTAGGACATCTCCATGATGTGGCCAGAAGCCCCATCAAATTTGTGCATAACGGCACCAATGGAACGATGTTCTTTCTCGTTTAAGTAGATCATAATATCTTCCTGCTTGAGGTAATACAATGAGTGGATGGCTAACATGGCGTCTGAGTCAGCGCACTCCCCACAAGTACTGGGAAAAGTGCATTGACACGCAGATTTGCTTCTAAAAACATCCTCAGGCCCAAGAATAGGTTGTGAGCACACAACCAAATGGCCAGCGGGGTGTTTCTTCCACATATCAGGTTTGCCTCCCACATCAAGTATTCGACGGACAGGGAGATGCCGAGCAGTAAAATAGCCTAAGATACTATCCAAAGCAGACCAAGCTGAGACATACCGAATCACATGGGATACGGGATGGTCATTGTCGCAAACACCTGTCACCCAGTTAAATGCGTCGTCAGGCAAGCCAGTTAGATCTAAGATCTTGGCTTTATCGCCTGGGCGCATAGGAACAGTGGGAATTAAGTGTAGCGGGTCCCTAAGGCGATGACGCCAAAGGATTGGTTGCTTAGCGGATGGTACCCACGCCGGATTAGGGGCGGGCCCATTAATTGCTGGGGCGGGACCTCCTGTAAAAACGGGGGGTCCATTTGGTGGTCCACCAGGGGCAGGGGGATCACATGGGCGTTGGTCACCACTTGGTGGCCCGACAGGTCGTTGAACCGCCTCAACACGTGGAGAGGCCGGGACAGACGAGTGGGCACTCGAGTTGGGAAACCAACTTTGGGGGAAGGCACGGTCAACGTCAAGGGCGAGACCGAGTCCTCGAGGGTGAGCAGACTTATTGCGGCATTTGACAAGTCTCTTTCCAAATTTGTCGAAAAGGAACTTGACGATGCGCTCAGGCACTCTAAAGCCAGCGGCATCCGCCCACCGACCAGTCGCCAACTTCCAATATTGCATTGGATGGGTGTTGGAGGGGGGGATGGGGGAATACACGACCCAACCAGTTTCTTTAGCTGGGGGGTCCGATTGCTGTCCCCGACGAGTGGCGACAGCGGTTTGTCTCCAAACTTGTTCGTTGGAAACGCACCAGCCATCATTGGCCGTTCGGTCGAGTTCTGTGCAGTCAGGCCTCCGCTGAAAAAAAGTCGAGCAGAAGTGATTTGTCGGGCTGAGGAGTCGTCTTCTCAGTAGGTCGCGGCGGAGGGCTCGCAGGCCTCTTTTCAGAATTTGACAAGATCTTGGTCGGTAAGACCTTTGGGAGATCAGGAGGGTCAAATTTGAAGACCTTAGGACTAAGCGGCGCTTCCAATGTGGGAGCACTCGGCAAAGAGAAAAGGGATTGAGGTGCCTCAAAGAGTGAGGCTGGTGCTGAGGATACAGCTTGGTGTTGGATTGCAACGAAGGCAGTAGATTGATCATCTATAGCAGGGGTGTTAATAATAA